CGGCGATGTCAGGAAGCTGAACGCCGACGACAGTCCGGTCTGTGCCTTCGCAAGGATCCCGGATGCGCCGCCCGCTTTCGTGTACCACTCGACCATGTTCCCGATCTGCGTGGACACCTGACCCGTGAATATGATCATTTTTCCCAGCGCGACCAGTAAAGGCCCTGCTGCCGCCACGACCAGACCGATCCGGATGATCGCCTGCTTCTGTCCTTCGTCCATGTTGTTCAGCTTGTCCACGAAGTCCTGAATCTTGCCGACGACTTCGCGGATCTTCGGCATCAGCAGTTCACCGAAGCTGATCGCCAGTTCTTCCAGCTGTGACTTCAGGATGGTCAGCTGTCCCTGTAGGTTGTCCTGCTGCACCTCTGCCATCTTTTCAGCCGCGCCGGATGCGCCGCCGATCTTCGCGCGCAGATTGTCGAATGCTTCCCCGGAATACTGAATCAGGAAGTTCGCACCACGCAGGGACGCCGTGTCGAAGATCTGCCCCATGACGCTGTTGTAGTCCTCTTCGGACAGTTCGCCCAGCTTGCCCCGCAGATCTGTCAGAACGTCCTGAAGCGGCCTTGCCTTGCCCTCTGAATCGTAGGCGGACACGCCCAGCGCATCCAGTGCGTCCTTCGCCGTCGACGTCGGCTGATACAGGTTCTTCAGTACACGCTGAAGCATGTTTCCGCCTTCAGCTGCGGCTATATTGTGATTTCCCAGAATTCCCAGCGCTGTCGCTGTGTCTTCGAATGACTGGCCTGTGATGGATGCCTGGCCTGCTGCCTGTGCAAGTCCTGCGCCGAAGTCGGACACAGATCCCTTCGCGCTGGATGCCGTGACCGCCAGAACGTCCGCGACCTTCGAAGCGTCTTCCGTCTTCATTCCGAATCCGGACATGATGCCCGTCGCATAATCTGCGGCCTGCGCGATGCCGATGTTACCAGCCGCTGCCAGATTCAGCGTCGCAGGCAGCGCGGAATAGATGTCATCCGTGTCCATGCCTGCCATCGCAAGGATGTTGATCGCGTCCGCTGCTTCACTGGCGGAAAACTTTGTGTCCTTTCCCATCGTCCGCGCCAGCTTCGACAGCGCGTCCATCGTGTTGACCGTTTCGCCGTTCAGCTTCGACGTGGAATCCTTCGTCAGACCCATCGTCGCCTGAACCTGTGACATCGAAGTGTCGAAGTTCGCGGCAGTCTTCACTGCTGCCGTTCCCAGCCCGACCGTCGCCATAGACGCGGGCATGATCGCTTCGCCGACCTTCGTGATCGTTCCGCCGATCTTGTTCGCCTTCTCTGCGTAGGCATCGAACGGCGCCCGTGCCAGTTCCGCGTTCACGTTCCGCAGCTGCACTTCCAGTTCTGCCAGCTTCGCCTTCGATGATGTGACCGCGCCTTCCTGCTTCGTGATCGCTGTTTCTGTCTTCTGGATGCTTCTTTCTGTGTTTCCAAGCTGTGACTGTAGCTTTTCGTACTCTGCCTTCAGCTTCTTCGTCTGTTCAGAATCTTCGCCTGTGGCCTTCGCGCTTGCTTCGTACGCCTTCTTCGCCGCTTCGACCTTCGTCTTCAGCGTGTCGTGCGTCGATTTCTGCTGTTCCAGCGCCTGCTTCAGCTTTGCGTGCTGTGCTTCGTTCTTTTCGACGATGTCTTTCTGAAGTCCTACTTTGCCAGTCAGTTCTGTGACCTTCGCCCGAAGGCCGTCCTGTGCGGATCCGGACAGCTTCGCCTGTGCAGCCGCAAGACTGTATTCGGACGACAGCTTCTTCATCTCTGCGGAACACTGCCGCATGGATGCCTGAAACTGCTGTGTTTCGGCCTGAATGTCTATTCTTACTGTTGCCACGCTGTCCCGCTCCTTCCCTTAGTTTTCTTTCAGTGTCCGGATCTCAAATGCCACATAATCAAGCAGGCTCATGATGTCCGCTTCCATGCAGTCCTGATATGAATTCTTCATCAGCCGGATGCACAGCTTCACGACCCGGTCGACGTTCTCCCGGCAGATCTGCCAGAAGTTTCTTTCTTCCTGTGCTCCGTCGTCGTTGTATCCGTTTTCTTCGTCATATTCGTCAAACGCTGATGCTTCCTTCTCGACCGCTTCCGGATGCTCCGGATTCAGATCAAGGAACTTCTGCGTGATGACGTCCTGCATGACGAAGTGCACTTGCTTCGCCGCTGTCATGACGTCTTCCGCGTCCATCTTCCTGATCTGCGTCATCGGCACGCCGAAGATCTCCGACAGGATCCGCGCATTCGCTTCGACCGCGTCTTCGATCGATTCGGTGACGTTCTGTTCCATGATCTCCGTGTACCGCCTGTACTGTCGAACAGACACTGCCGCACAGATCCGTTCATCCTCTCCGTACGGCAGCGTCATTTCCGGCATCACTCGCCACTTGTAAAATTTTCCTTGAACTTCTCCACCTTCGTGTCGACGTTCGCGGCGACGCTGACATCCATCATCGCGAATTCCATGATGATGTCTTCCGGTGACAGTTCACTGATCAGTTCGTCGCGTGTGAACTGGTCGCCGTACATCTCCACGATCACGTCCATCATCTCGACGAACTGATTGTAGTTGTACAGCCGCTGCTGTTTCTCCGTCTCCATGATCTCGTCGCGCAGTTTGATGTAGCGCATGTACGCCAGCGTCGTCATCTTCTGCGGCATCTGGTATTCCTTCCCGCCGATGATGATCTTTCTTTTCTTCACTGTGTTGGTTGCTGCCATTTTCGTCCCTCCTTAAAATGATCAGTTATTAGTTATCAGTTGCCGGATGTCGGAAGTTCCTGTACGGTTTCGAACCATTTCTTGATCGCCGCTGCCGCGCTTGTATCCGCTTCCAGAAGGTTCCCTTCGTCGACCTCGATCTTGTAGTTCCCATCCATCTGGCGCTCGTAGAAGTTGCCCTTCAGCGTCGCCGTCTGTGTTTTGGGGCTGGCTCCTTCGGTTTCGTAGTTGTCTTCCATCCCCTGATCGAAGCGCCCGGCGTACATCCAGCAGAATTCGTATTTGCCGTTCAGTTTCTTCGCACGCCATCCGACCGCGACTTCCGGCGCCTTGTCGTTCTTGTTCTTCACAAGGTATCCGTTCTTGTACAGATGACCGAAAACGCGTGACTTGTCCTGCGGCGCCAGCGCGTTCACTTCGAATTCGACTTCCGTCCCGGTGTACGTCATGTTGGTATCCTCGACGCTGTCGTCCGAATAGATCTTTTCGGATTCGAATTTGTCGCTGATCTTCCCGGTGATCGCGCGCGCCAGCTTTGTCGGCGTGTCGGTCGCGTACTCTGTTTCCGTGTTCTTCGTCACGTGTGCGACGTGGATGTCACGGAAGGACTTCGTTCTGCTTCTGACGATGGTCTGTGTGTCTGCCATTCTTTTATTCCTCCGTTTCTTCTTCGGCTTCCTCCTGATAGAAGAAGCGCATCGCATTCATGAAGACGCCCGTGTCCGGTTCCCCGGTGTCGTTCCCTTCCGTGAACTCGAACCCGTTCGCCTTCATCAGTTTCTTCACCCGCTTCACCAGATCCTGCTGATCAGCTGTCGACCAGATATTGACCTGTATCGTCGCGGCTTCTACGTCGCAGTCATCATCCGAATGCGCGGCGGCGTAGTCTCTTAATTTCCACAGCGTGATGTGCAGCTTCTTCAGGCTGGCATCGTACCATCCCTGCTGAACGGTGATCCCTTCGTCTGATATAGGCTTCAGCGCATCCGCTGCCGTTTTGATGACGTCCATTCGTTCATCCTCCCAGCTTTTCGTTCAGCGCCCGCTGGAACTCTTCTTCCGCGATCTGGTTGTAGTCCGATTCTGATTCTTGCATCGTGTTTTCGATGAAATCGCGTGCAGGCATCTTTGACGTGCCCCACTCCACGAACTTCATGTAGAACCAGTTCTGCGCATCGCCGTCCAGCTTCCACCCGACTTCGCCTTTCCGTGACGTGGCTTTCTTCGGGATGTTGTCAGCCGCATGTCCCGGCGGTCTGTACCCGTTCCGGCCTGACTTCGAATTATCCGCTGATCGCGGCATATGCGCCTTCATTCGCGGTTCCGTGACGTCCGCGCTGCGCTGATAGATCCGTTTGTTCAAGGCGGCGATCTCGCTGTCTGACGACAGTGTTTCCACCTGTGTCCGCAGGCGGTCGAAGCCCTCCATGTTGAACGTGATCTTCATCGCGCATCAGTCCCTTCTGTTTGCTTTCAGCTGCACATACTGCCGTTCGTTCCTCCTGAAGTCCGACGCGAAGATGTCATACACTTCGCCTTCGAACTTGATGTAGTAGTCCTTCAGATGCTGCTGCATCGCTTTTATAGCTTTGCAGTACCGCACTTCGAAGATGATCGTGTTTTCCAGGCGGATGTCCAGCGCTCCGTACAGTTCGGATCCGTAAAGGTTCCCTATCTCGCACCATGCTTTATGATGCAGTGTCGGTTCTTCTTCCACGCGCCGCCCGGACACGATGCTGTAGTTCTTCCTGTAGATCTCGATCCGTGCCGCTGCCATCCCATCACCTCAACATTTCCTTCAGCAGAAGGGATCTGACGGCGTACCGGATCTTCTCCGGCTGCGCCGTCGTGTTCCCTCTGTTGTCGTACATCTCCTTGATGTAGGCGCAGATCAGGATCTTCTGGCGGTTCGTGATGTTGTCCGGATCGAAGGAAGGAATCAGTTCCTTCATTTCGTCCAGCGTCGCATTCAGCATCAGTTCGATCAGTTCATCGTCGTCGGTGTAGTCGACGCGGATGTACTGCTTCACTTCAGTCAGCGTCATCTTTTCCCGCTCCTTTCTTCATGATCTGCATCCGGATCCGATCAGCCGCCGATCGCTTCGGTGATCTCGCCCTTGATGACAGCAGCTTCGTCCACGGCCTGCACATCGAAGCGGTCGCGGACTTTGATTCCGGTCAGATCCTTCGCCCACAGATCACCGGCTTCTGTGGACAGTTCCACGGTGATCTTCTCGCGGTCGAACAGTGTCACGGCTTCCTTCAGATCGCCCATGTACAGCGGATACTTCGCATTGGATCCGGAAGTCACGGACTTCAGTGTCTTGTTGCTGACGACGTGGATCGGATACACGCCGAACAGAAGACGCTTTGTCTTGTCGGTGACGTCCGGCTGGATGATGTAGTCCTTCTTTTCGTCCTTCAGCTTGTCCAGATAGTTGAAGCCGTCCTGATTGGTCAGGACGATGGAAGACGGCGCGATCGCTGCATCCAGCTTCACGTTGAAGACATCCTTCAGGTCGTCCACGCCGGTGATCGCCACGGCCTTCCCGGTCGTGATCTCGTTCAGCTTCGCAAGGATGGCGGCGTTTCTGGTCGCCCTGGACTTTCTGGCGATCCACTTGTTCAGGTATGCCAGGATGTTCGCAGCAGTGTCCTGAAGCAGTTCGCGCGTGGTCTTCAGGATGCCGCCCTTCTTTGCGACCTTGTATTTGATCTGCTTGAACTTCGGTGTATTCTGTTCGGTGAACGCTTCGCCTTCGTCCACGTCAGGCCACGGTGTGCTGTCTGCGTCGATCTCGATCACGCGGGATCCG